AAAAGAAGAAAATATAATAATATATCAAAAAGAGTAAGGTATGGCACTTGTAGGTGAGAAGAAAGAAAGACAATCAGCAACAAAGAAAGCAAATAAACTAAAAGACCCAACAACCTATTGGCACTATCTTGAGGTTGAAAGTTCAAAATGCTTAAGAGATATATAACTATGAAAAAGAAAGATAAACAACAAGAAGAGTTCATGGTGTGCCCTAGTATGTTTGCTACTTACCAAAGGATACTTGAACAAAAGAAGAAGAAAACATCTGAGTAGAATAAATATATTATCCTTCCCTTATGAGCGTGGTCTTCGAAAACTTCTTCTTTGGTACACTCCACTGTGAGGGTGTCTAAAACTATCACTTATATATTCGGTTAACCTAGCCAAAGAAGATGAAGAGTAGAATGTAAAAAATCCAATAAATAAGGACTGATGGGTGTTGGAAATGTCGGCAACGCCAACACCTAATCATTTTTTGACATATGTTAATTTCTTTATTGTTTTGATAAATTAATTCTTTATAAGAAAGACATATTCATTTAACAGTTATCTTAATCAATGTTGCAACAAAATGTAATAAAGATAAAAGAAAAAGAAAAATGGTTATGAAATATATAAAGAAATTTGGACGTTGGTACTTTAAAAATTATGTGAATTTCTATGGAAAGATGTACCAATATAATGTTAATCCATTTATGGTTTGAAAAAAATAATTATTTAAAATATCAAAACAATGAAAAATTACAACGAGAACAAAACAAATAATATATTGCTGTTCATTGCATCAGTAATAATAGGACTAATGATTGGATTGCTTTACTTGATGAACGGTAAACTAAACCAATATAAAGACCTACTCGAAAAAACTGATACAACTGTATATGCTGATACAATCTATCTTGATAAGGTGGTAAAAGATTCAATACCTGTAGTCCAAACCAAAACAATATATAAACTTGATACCCTATGGAAAGTGAAAGGCGATTCAGTCATTGGAGAACCACAAGTAATCACATTGGTAAAAAAAAAGTCGGCAATACAATAGTACAAGACAAAGATACCATACAGTATCAAGCAGATATAGAAGGCTACAACTTGAACAATGATTCAATGCCACAACTGAAAAACCTTGATATAAGGCTTAAAACAATGCAAGTGGATAACTATACCATCATTGAGAAACCTATAACATATAAACAACCATTAATAACAACATCACCTAGTATTACAGCAGGATATGACCCAATTAATAAACAATGGGGAGTAATGGTGGGCGTTTCAGTAAACTTTAATATATGGAAATAATTAGTAGAGAACACAATATTGATTTTGATAGGTATTTAATTACAAACGATGGGCAAATATTTAGTAAAAGCAAATATTATAAAAAAGAATGCAAAGGAAATACTGATAGAAATGGATATGTTACAGTTCACCTAAAAAATACTGATGGAAGCAGTTCTCTATATAAAAAACATAGAGTAATATGGACTTTCTTCAATGGAAGAATACCAGATAACATAGAAATCGACCATATCAATACAATAAAGGGAGATAATAGGTTATGCAACTTGAGACTAGCAACAAGAATAGATAATGTAAATAATCCATTAGCAAAAGAAAAACAGAAGAAAGCACATAGTGGCGAAAAAAATCATTTTTATGGAAAACATCACACTGAAGAAACAAAGAGAAAAATGTCAAAAAAAGCCTTAATTAACTATGTCAAAAGAGAAAGAAATAATATAGGTAGATTTGTTTAAGCATTGGCTATGCATTTTAAAACATTCTTTCATATACATAATTATTTAACCACCCCTCAACAGGTAATTAATCAAAACCCAATGAGGGGTTTTTTAAAAAAAAATTGAAAAAAATCATTAAATATTGATACTTTTGAAAAATTCATTATATTTATATTAAAGAGCAGTTATTATTTAGATGCCGATTTGTATTTGCTAATAATAATTTAATATAAATATAAAAAAAATGAGTTTCAAAAAAAATTACTTTGATGCTCTAGAAGAGCAAGATGAGAAAATCATCAATGAATTTAATAATGACCTTAAATGGTTCACAAACTTACAGTATAATAATAAGGGTTCAAAGATTGATGCAACAGCCTTAGATAAAAAAGGAAGAAAAGTACATATTGAAATCAAACAAAGAACAGGTGATAAATATGGAAACTTCAAAAACTTTATCGAACACTTTGATACAATATTCCTAGACACAGGAAAACTTGACTACTTCTCAAAGATAATGTCAAGTGGATTCACACTCAACGAAAAGGAACTATTTGTCTCAATTTTTGATAATGGTAATATAATCATCATACACGACCTAAATCAGCCACAAACAATAGAATGGCTACCAAATAATAGAATATACAATCCAGGGACAAAACAATGGGAATATGAACATAGAATAGGTCTCTATTGGTATAATGGTCTTGTATATGAAAAAGATGATGATGGACACTATAATAAATGGAAAGATGAAGATATTGAAATTCTAATCAATAAACAACATAAATACCTAAAGAAATACAACGAAGACTGAAATGTCTTTTTGACATAATTTAAATATTTTATTTTATTAGTTATTTATTAATTATCTTGATGTGGGGATACAGTAATTCGACTGTATCCCCTTGCTGTTTATATAAGGTCAATATCACCAAGCAAACTAATATACTGATGCAACGTGTGACTGCTCTTTCCAACACTCTGAGCCAACGCCAATAAATTAACATTGGGCTTCTGAATCTCAGCCATAATATAAGAATGACGATAACTGTAGTAACGACATTCTAAATCTATGAGTGGTATATCATCAATATGCTCATTAGCAACATTCCTCCTAACAATCTCTTCATTAACCCTTTGAAACCAATTGACAAGATTATCCGAATGATAAGTGTATACATTGTTAACCCTCTTCTTTATATTATTACCAACATAACCCTTAAGCGTTGGTAAGAAATACTCACTATCATTAAACATCAACATTGTTCTAATAAGAACATTGCTTTCAACTGTATTCTGACGAACCCTTATCTTAAAGGCTTGACCCGTCTTTTCCCTATGACCATCAATGCCATAACAATTGATATTACCTATCATAACAACCTTTATATCCTTCTTCTTCAATAACGATATATCAGTTGGACTAATACCCTTTAAATAATATCCAATGATATATAAATAATGACTGTATAATTCACTATGAATGTCCATCAATTGTTCAATCACACCATCCCTATAATGCCATAAACCATTATCATTCATCACAATCACCTCATCCAAAAACATCTGCATCATTACCTCCATTGACCTACTATGAATGTATAATTCACTCTTGCTCTCTTTATAATCCTTATGATATTTCCAATTGTCAAATGGATAATCACTCATTAAACCCTTACCAATAGCATAATGAGATATTGCACCTATCTTACCCAAATAAGACCTAATACTACCATTGGATAAACCCTCACTCTCCATCCATCGTGCATAACGCCTACAAAATGATTCATTAATCTCATTAATTAATATATTCCTACCAACATACTTGATAATGTTTCTATATACACACCACCATTTTTCAATTGTCCTATTCTCCAATCCTTTATCTGATATATAACGCTGTATAACACCCTTTAAATCATTTGTAATAACATTAACCTCATTATCCTTTGACAATATCATCGATGGAGAATATATCACACCTTCAGCAATATACCTATCCCTTTTATTAATGGCATCATCCTTAATCTTCTTTAAATGAGCATTAATCATCACAAAATTAGGATAACCTCGCTTAACACATTCAGATTTCTTATCCCAATATTTTGGAATACAGGAATAACCACTTGATATTTCCTTCCTACCATTTAGAGAACACATCAACATAATAGGATGACTACCATCACTTAATGTCTTACCTAATTTCAGGTATAATCTAACTCGTGCCACGCTTACTCTCATAACTATCTAATAATTAACGTTTAACATAATTTAACCACCATTTATGGTGCTATTTATTTAATAATTTGCAAAGATAAGTGCTACTTTATAAACAAACAAATATATCAAGTTAAATCTTGTTAATCAAATAGTTATATAAATCCTAATATTTCTTAAGTGACTTCATTATGAACTACCTATAATATTATATAAATCATTGATATTCAATAATATATTTCAAATTCTAAAATATCGGTGCTATCTATGGTGTGTGGTATGAGAAAATAAGTCATCAATCCTTTCTTTATCTAAAAAGGAAATAGATAAAGTGATGAAAATAACATTTAATGATTTAAATATCAAAGAGAAATTAGCAATTATATCAGCATGTGCTGCCTTTACTCTTGGATGGGTACTAACTGGTATTGCTGCCTTTGTGCCATTGTTACTCAGTGAACAGTCTATTCTATGGATATTGGGTCAGGGCATGACATATGCTGCTGCTGTATTTGGCGTTTCAATGTACTTTAACGCTGAAGCAAGACAGATGAGAAACGATATGCAGAAGTATTTCAATAATAGAGAACAATTAATGATTGAGAGGGAAAAATTAAGACAAGGAATAGATATAGGAGAACTACCAAATGAAGAAGAAGGATAATATATTACAGTATAAGAATCCATATGTTCAACAGTATGTAGCCCCCTATCGTTGTCACTTTGAAAGGGATGGCGTTAACTATGGTAGAATAGCATGGTTATCAAATGTTGATGGAATAATAATAGTAGAAGATGAAGATTAATGGAACAGTTTACCAAGAATTTCAGTTATGATGAATTAATAGCAAGTTCAACAGCAAAAAGACTAGGATTGGATAACACACCAAGTTATGAGGAAAAGGAGAAACTAAGACAGTTAGCAGAAGACATCTTACAGCCCATTAGAGATGCTTGGAGAGCACCGATTATAGTTAATAGTGGATATAGAAGCCAAGAGGTAAATAAGGCTGTAGGAGGCAGCAAAACAAGTCAACATTTAAAGGGAGAAGCCGCTGATATAAGTATAGGAGGAAAGGAAAGAAATAAGAAACTATTTAATTTTATTTATAAACTAATATCACAAGGTAAAATAAAAGTAGGACAATTGATTGATGAATATAACTATCAATGGATTCACGTGTCATTACCTAGGAAGGATAAACCAAACAATCAAATATTGCATTTGAAATAATAGGATATATCAAGGCACATATGGGCTTCGCTACCAAAAGACATTAGGACTTGATTTTTATGAGGATGGGAAGGAGTGATACCCCATCCTCTCTTTTTTTATATACACAAAAAAATGGTGAAGATTAATATCTCCACCATGCACTCAAGCCTCAAGTGTTTCACAACGGTATTGGCGAGCGACTTTGAGTAAATTATCTTAGTTTTATTCAAGTTCATTTTCAATCGAAGTAATGCAAATATACCAAAAATATTTGAAAAAAGAAAATATTTTATATATTTTTATTGTTAATTATTGTTAATTCACCAACTATTGTGATATTTATATTAAGATAAATAAATTATAATATAATGAGTAAAGCATGTAATGCATATTATTCTCCATCAGAAAGACAAGAGAATGATTTATATTGCACAAACCCAATAGCAGTACAGTTATTATTGGATAGGGAAACCTTTGATAAGAATATATGGGAATGTTGCAATGGTCTTGGTCATATATCAAATGTATTAAAGGATAATGGATATAATGTAAGGAAATCAGATATTATCAATTATAACAATGATGATACAGAGATAATAAATATGTTAACCTATGATAAACCATTTGAGGGAGATATAATAACCAATCCACCTTATAAGTATTCAACAGAGATTGCTAGTAGATGTCTTGAGTTAGCAAAGGGAAAGGTTGCAATGTATAACAGTATTAATTTCCTTGCATCACAGAAGAGGAAGCCATTATTTGAACAATATCCGCCAAAGACAGTATATATAATGTCAAAGAGAATATCGTGTGCAAAGAATGGTGATTTTGAACATAATGTGAATGGAGCAATTGATTATTGTTGGGTTGTGTGGGATAAAAATTATAAAGGAAAGACAGAACTAAAATGGATTTAATATACTACTACAGCGAACATTGTGGGGCGTGTAAGGATTATGGAATAACTGTTGATAATGTATCAAAGGCATTGGGTGTATCATTGATGAAGATTGACATTGATATACCAATGAAGCAGAAGTATATATTGGGTGGTGTGCCTTGTTTGATTGTTGAAGAGGATGGCAAAGAGATATATAGGAGTTTGGGCAATCTAAATGAGAGACAACTAATGAAAGATATAAAGGGATTAATGAAAGATGACAAATAGGGAACATGGTGAAGAATTCTTGAAATATGTGGCAGATAATATGGATAGGTTAAAACACAATCTAAGGAAGAACATTACTTATGACCCTGATATATTTGAGGATTCTTTTCAAGATAGTATAATAAGGGTATATAACGCCATAATGAATGGTTCAAGGATTGAGGATTTTGAACAGTACTTTTATATTGCTTCCAAATTCGATTATATAACCAAGGATAATAAGAAGAAGAACAGATTAAAACAAGATGATGGTGATATATTAAGTGATATATCACATGGCGTTATTGATGATATATTTTATAATGAGAGTGATTGGAAGTCAAAGGAAGAGAAGAGTGATAAGATAAATATATTATTCAAATTCTTATCAGAGAGATTAAATGAGGTATTCTCACCTGTTGAATGTGATATATTCCTAATCTATTATAGATTGAAGAGTGAAAAGGCAGGTGTATCTTATAAGAAGATGGCATCAATCACTGATAAGAGTGTACAAGAGATAACCAATACAATAAAGACGATAAAGAAGTTCATCAAGAATGATAAGATAATACAGGATAAGAAGAAGGAGTTATTAAAATGATGATGAATATAATAGGATGGTCAATGTTTATATTGGCTGTTATTTTATTTTATAAAGTGTTTAATGATTTAAGAAAAAATGATATTGATACCTAGTTTATTTGAATTTATAGCATTATTGGCATTGATGTTTATATCAATTGTTGTTGCTTATTTATTGCAGTGGAATCCAAAGTTTTCATTGTTGCAGATTGATGCATTTAACATCGAACCATTTAACTGTCAATATTGTTTTCAGTTTTGGGTTAATTTAGTACCAAATATAATATTGGCATATATATGGAATCCGATGTTTGTATTATGGGGTTTGATTACAGCTAGTTGTCTAGCTTATAGTGTGTATAGAAGTTTAAAATAATCTTTATTAAAAAAAATAAAATATGGAAAATAGAAATATTAGTATAAGCTCAAAGAATGGTTATACAGTAGAGAAGGTATTGAAGGCAAAGCAATATCTTGATGAGATTGGAAGTGGTAGAAGGAATTTCCCATTTGAAAAATTAGTTACCTATTATAATGAGTTATTCAATACTCACGAATCAACTAGTGGATGCAAGTGTCAATCGCCAAAGTATTACAATGGCATTCAGAATTTTTATAAGTATGGAAAACTAACGCTTATCAATAATGGTCTTGCAACTGAGGAAGACTTTCAATTGAAGAAGGAAGAGGTTGAAGAGATTGCTCCAAATAGGATTGACCTAGGAGAAGAAATCGTCTCTGAGACTTCAAAAGAGGAAGAGGTTAGTGATACCAAGGAAGAGGTAAAAGAAGAGGTTGTAGAGGAAAAGAAAAAGGCAGGAAGACCAAAAAAGAAGTAATATATGATGAAGTTAGAGATTGATGATAAGGTATATAGAATACCTGAATCATTTGAAGAGATGACATTGGAGCAATATTGCAAGATATACTTCAAATTACCCAAGATAACTGAAGAGATGGATGATGTTGAGGTATATAAGACAACTAGGGAGGTTGAAGCAACCATTATATCAAGGTTATTGAATGAATCTGATGATTTTTGTTTATCACTTCCAATAACAGTATATAATGAGTTATCCAAGCGTGTCAGGTATATCTTTGATGTTGAGAAGATAATGAAGAGTGGAAAGGCATCTATTAAGATTGATGGCAAGATGTATTTCATTCCACCTTTCAATGAGATGCAGTTAAGGCAGTATATTGATGCTGATGTCATTCTTCAAACTGAGGAAAACGAGTTACAGTATATTGAGTTATTATCAATATTATTGACATCAAAGGATAGGAATGGAAAGTGGATACCTTACAATGGAGAGTATCAGGAACTGATGGGAAAGATAAGGCAGTTAAAGTGCAGTGAGGCGCTAGGATTGTGTTATCATTTTTTCAAGAAAGGAGAAGCCTTGAAAAATCTTTCAAAACTCTCTATGAAGGTAGCGGAGAGCCAACAAGCCCGACTTACAGCAAGTTCTTAAAGGATTTCTCTTGGATGCACATTGTAAGTCAGTTGGCAAATCACGAGTTCTTAAGGATGGAGGATGTATTGAATCAGACAGTTACTGATGTATATGCTTATTTACAATATCAAGATGCAAAGGCACATGCTGAGAATGCTCAAATGAAATTCACACAGGAAATGAATAAGAGAAAGAAATAGACTTCTCCAAATTAATGATGGCTTATCTCCTAGTTGGGGTAAGCCATTAATCTTTATAAAAAAAATAAAATGCTATGGGTGTAACAAATGGACATAATGCAAATGTTATTGCTGAGAAGAGAAGAGTAATTGAGGCAATGTATAATGATTGCATCAGAGGAAAGCAGAAATATCAGATAATGGAAAAGTTTGTCAACGGTAAATATGACAACGCTGCAAAATCTGATAGAACATTTCGTGATTACTGGAATGAGATGATTGATAAGTTTGCCGAAGAATTTGAAGAAAATAGAGAGAAATTAAAGAGCAAATTCTTATCAAGATATTTATTCCTTTATGAAAAATGTATTGAAAAGAATGATTATAAGGGTGCTAGGGAAATACTTGATTCATTGAAGAAAATGACAGGTATGGATGACCCAATACAGGCTGAGATTGATGTTAATGGTGGTTTTATCATTGATTTTGGTTTGGACAATATAGTAAAGGATGGAGAAACACAGGAAAATTAATTTCAACATTACATTAACCAATACACAGAAGGACATTTATAGATTGGCTACAGATGATACCTTCAAGTTCCTCACAGTTGTTTGCTCACGTCAGCAAGGAAAATCAACTGTGATGATGGTTCTTTGTGTCCAATGGTTATTGGAGAAGAATGCAAAGATAGGTTATGTATGTAGAAATAATGTGTTTGCTGAGACAGCATTTGGAGACCTTGTAAGGATATTTCCACAGATGCTTGTTAAAAAGGCAAACAGCCAATCAAAGGTGATTGAAACAATATATGGTTCTTCAATTAGGTTTTTCTCTGCTGAATCAGGTAATTCACTTCGTGGTCAATCCTTTCATTACCTAATATGTGATGAGTTTTCTTATTTCAAATTCGAACAAACTGATGGCACTGACCTTTGGTATCACATCCTCTCACCGACCGTTAAGGTTAAGGGAAGGAAGTGTATCTTTGTATCAACGCCATTGGGAAAGAATAATAGGTTTTATGAGATGTATCAAAGGGGCTTAACTGATGAATTTCCACAGTATAAATCAATATTGAAAACAATATATGATGACGGTATCATTCCAAAGGAAGATATTGAACCAACAAGGTTATCAATGCCTGAGATGGCTTGGAGACAAGAGTATCTTTGTGAATTTCTTGAGAGTGCTTATAGTTTCTTCAGTGGTTATGATGAATGTTTCATTCCAATCAAGCATCAATATCAAAAGACATATATTGGCGTTGACCTTAGTGGAAATGGACAAGATGCAACCATTTTAACAAAGATTAACGAAAAGAATGAGGTGGAGCAATATGAGATACAAGGCACACTTGATATGAAGTATCAACAGATTGCAAATATCATCAATGACAGTAAGAATCTTCAAATGTGTTATTTGGAGAACAATGGACTAGGCACACCAATGATAAATGAGATAAAGAAATTGGTTAAGGATAAGACAAAGATAAGGGAATGGACAACATCGAATGTATCGAAGGAGGAAATAATGTCTGATTTGGCTGTTACAATTGCCAAGAAGGAGATATTTTTCGATAAACTAGATAAATCCTTATACAATGAATTTGGAACGTTTGTAGCCAATTTTACAAAGGGTGGTCATTTGCAGTTTGGGGCAATAAGTGGAAAACATGATGATAGGATAATGTCATTGGCAATTGCTTTAAGGTGTAGGAATGATTTTTATTCAAAGGTGACAAAGAGTTTCTTTGAAGTAGTGAGAATATAAATCTTTATTTGAAAATATAATATAGTATGATAAATAGTATAATTAGAACGTTTTATAATATTGCTAGGGAGCATAAATTAATAAGACAGTTCAAGTATGACAGGCTTTCAAAGGGAAGTGGCATTGGTGAAGAGAATCATCCATTATTGTTTCTTGAAGACCCAATCTATGTTGGTGATTCCACATTAAATGATGGCAGTGTTAGGTGTACAATTAATTTTGATATTGTCATGACACCTCAAGCCTTTGAAAACTACAACAAAAAGCAGTTGACACCTGATGAATGTCAGACTGTTGCTCATGCCATTGCATTGAATATCGTGGCATTTATCAAGGACATGGAGCATCATTATGATGATTATGATGAAGAGAAGTTCAACACAACAATGAAGGTGATGTATTATAATTTTGTTACCTTAAGACATTGGTATGACAATGATGCTAGTGGTGTTAGATGTACAATGGTTATAACAGTTGATAATCCAATTGATTATTGTGACTTGGGTGAACACTTTGACCCAAATAAGGAGTTTGACCTAGGTGAGTTATTGCAGCCAATTGATACTGATAACGCTGAAGGTTGTGTTGATGTGACGTTTGATTATAAATTACCAACAATTAAATTAGACTAATGGATAGACAGAAGATAATAGAAGCGTTAAGAGGGATTGCTGAAGAGGCAAAGGCTGTTATGATGGCTGTGTTATCTTCAGAGTTAGGTGTGAATCAAAAGGTTGGAAGAAACACTCTTGTTGAGGGTAGGATATTTCAAGAGGTTGGTTGCAGCGTTGATGACATTGAGGTTGTGAATATCCTTGTGAATGATTATATCCAATATATTGAGAGTGGTCGTCAACCAGGAAGTTTTCCACCTGTCAATGTCATTGCAAAGTGGGCTGCTGACAAGGGCATTACAACTGACAATAGGGTTGTATGGGCAATATGTCAGAGCATTTATAAGAATGGCATTCCTGCAAGACCTCTCGTTGATGTGGATGGTGGTTTATGGAGTCAGATAGATAATGCTTGGGAAGAGTGGGCTGACAAGATTTATAATATCATCACAGAAGATTTGGATAAAGAATTTAAAAATTAAAAATATAAAATATGGCAAATAGAATATTAGCTAGTAGTCTTGATAATTTTATGATATTTTCAACACCTTCTGTGGCGTTGCCTTATGTGACGTTTACAGTTGGTACTTTATCGTCAAATGTTGAGATTACAATAAAGGAAGCAAATAATGACTATGGTTATTCAAGGGTGATTAAGGGAGCACCTAATGGTGAGACCACATCAACCTCTTTCAATACTAGTGGTATTGGAATATATAACCTTTATGAATGTATAAAGTTAAATTCGATATTTTTCAATATCACATTTGCAACCTCAAATACAATAAAGTGTTATATTGATACCTCGTTGAAGTACAACATCAGTCTTACAAGTGGCAGTGGAATATCAATAGGTGGAACATACTCATCTTATTCCCCATCATTGCCAAATAAGACCTGTCTTATTCTTCAAGAAAGTGGTGGCACAAATTCAATCAATATGGAGAAGTATCACAATGCTTCAACAATATCATTCAATATCACAGCACCTTTTCAAAAGACAATGTTCTCAAAACCTGTTAATTATAATATAATGGGTTATAAGGTGGTAAATGGTGCATCATCAAACATTACAATACCTTATGATTCAATAACGGTGATGCCGACAACGTTGTTGAAGTTCCAATCTGTTGATTATGATGATTATCTATATACAGGTAGTGGCACTGCAAAGTGGCTTACCACTCAGACAAATAGGATATATAACTATGGTGAATGGGTTGGTTTATCATTTCTTTCAAATGTTGATGTTGCAACACCAAGATTAAAAAAGAACTACTATACCAATAGTGGTGTATTCCTTGAATCCTCTTGGACAACACAGTATGTTGAGAAAAATGGTAAGAGAATAGATATATATGATACATTTGAGTTATCTAGTATTGAATCTGTTCATAACAAACAAGTGGGTTATGTTGATGTATATTTTGTAAATGGTGATGGAAGCAATACATTGTTATCCAATGCAATAAGGTATAATGTAATACCACATTGTGATGGAAATGATGAGGTATTTTTCCTTAATGAGATTGGTGGAATAGATAGTTTTAATTTCACATCAAAGAAACAGGTTGCAAGGTCAATCTCTGACCAAAACACTTATACAAAGACACCAACTAGGAACTATGTTAATGTATATGACCATGAGTATATTTTGAATAAGAGAAATAAGATAACAACAACGTTAACAACCAATCAGATTGATGGTGGCATTGCTGATTGGCTCAATCAGTTGTCAAAGAGCAAATACACTTTCAAATTCCTAGGAATGACAAACCCAATGTACAAAATAATCGTGGTTGACAAGTTCGACATCACAACAACATCTACTGATGATGAATTTGAGTTGTCACTTGAGTACCATGATGCTGATAATCTT